CGGCATCTAGAGTTTCCACTGCGATGTCAATGTAAGACTTCCACGCCGAGATATCGTCGATGGGCTGGTTCGGTTCCTTGAAGCCATCATTTGGATCGTCATCAACAAACTCAATTGCGCCACGTTGCGTCTCAGCATTCCACTGGATGACGTGGACCGCCGGATCAATGTCCGCGCAGTCAACCGGCACGGCCACGCCGTCGATGTAGACCACGTTGTCGGTACGTGAGATGGTTGCTGTTTTCATGGCTCAGTTCTTGGTGGCGATGATGAGATCGACGTAGGCGATGCGGCAATCGATGCCCGCAGCGAAGGCGGCACCGGAGCCAGCCGCGCCGATAATAGTGGTTTGATTGTACGAATAGTTCTCGGCACCGCCGTAAGTCGTGTTTGAAAACGTATCGCCAAAAGCCACAGTTGAACCATTTGACAATGGAAATTGTGCCGGAGAAGTGCTGGCGGAAACTTTCAAAAAATGATTGTGCGACGGCATGTGCGCCGTGCTGAGCGTCACGCCGTCCGTGCTGGTACGACCGAGGAAAGTCGAGAAAGGAACAGAGCCACCGGAGCCGGGAGTGCCGCTGACCACGCGCAGCACCTTGTCGTTGTGCGTCGTCTGCTTGGTCCATCCGGTCGGTGCCGCTGTTTGCTGAAACAGCATCTTGGTCCCGGCAGGAAAGCCGCTTTGAGCCGCAGCAACGGCGGCATCGACATATTTTTTCGAAGCGGCATGAAAGTCGGCGGCAGGGTCACCGGCCAGCGTCAATGCGCCGGTCATGACGTCGCCCGCCTTTGCCACCTTGCTGTTGGCGAGCGCAGTGTCGGCGCTCTGGAACGCTGTCGTTACCGCCGCATCACCGGCATCGACGTATTGCTTCGGTGCCGCGACGAGCGCGCTCCCCGGATCACCCGCGAGCGCCAACGGTCCGGTCATGGTGTCGCCAGCCGGATCGACGGCCTTCACCCATGCGGCGTCCTTCCTGCCGTAGACCTTCCCATCTGACGGACCGTCGCCAAGACCACCGGGAGGACCGGGGTCGCCCTGATCGCCCTTTGCTCCCGGCAAACCCGGAGGTCCGGGTGGACCTATCTGGCCGGTTGCGCCGTGCGGCCCCGGTGTGCCCGGTGCGCCATCGTCACCGCGATCACCTTTCGGCCCCATCGGACCTTGCTCAGGAACCGAAATAATCTTGACACTGGTCATCGCGTTGGTCCAATTGCGTGTGTCAACTTGCCCCTGAAAATGTCCTCGCGCAATCCATCTGGCCGCAGCAAAATCAGACTGTGATAATAATCGCCAGCCTGCATATCAACTGTCTGCTCACGCAGGATGCGAATATTGAAGGTCGTCAATTTGCCATCGACGTCAGGCAGGAAATCAATGTCGCCGTCATCGGTGCTAAGCGACACGAACACTTCAGTGTCCTCCGGACGCTTGCGTATCATCATCATTAGGCCACAACCCGTGAAGTCAAACGGCACGCCATTAATGACCCACTGAAACGCCCGCGAAAAATCGGCGTCAGAGAACGTCATGATCTGGACTTCTGCGGCTTCTGACATGCTGCCTCACAAATTCGCGTAGTAATCTGCAAGTGGATCGGGCGCGAGTTCGCAAACCAGCCAGCGACCGTCACGCCAGACTGGCCACAGACCCTTACCGCAGCGCGGCGGCGGTGTGCATGTTGCATTTCCCGGTATCAACATGACACCGGGAGAGCGCTGGTCACAATCCGTCACATCGAGCGTCTGCTCGCCTGTGTAGGCCCCGCTTTCGTAGTCGAAGCAGAATACTTGCATGTCAACCATCCACAATCAAAGGCACGACCGGCGCATTGCGTGGCCGCGTCTCCTGTCCGACGTTGAGGTTAAGGCTGACACCCGCTGTGAACGCCTTTGGAAAGTCGCCCATTGGCGGACCGCTGTCCAAGGCGTGTGCAAGGCCGCTGACGTTCGGATTGGTGAACATGGCGGATGGCGGGGCTTTGCTTGGGTCCCAAATGATGTTGGAAACGGCCATCGAACCGGCCCCGACGATTTCACCGGTCTGCGAGTTCTGCTGCTGATACAATTGACGCCCCGGATCGACGCCGCGCGCATCATCCCAAAACCGCATGAACTCGCCGCGAAAATCCGGCAACCGGAAAGTTGTTGAGCCGTCACCATACGAGAAACTTGTCCAATACCGGTTGGCCGGGTTTGTCCAATCAGAATCAGCCGCGATACGACCGGACGCAGCAGCGAACGCATAAAGCTGCGGATGCGCCGTGCGCGGCAGGATCGCCCCGTTCAGTTTCAAAGTGCCTGGAAACGCCGCATTGCCAGCCGTCAGAATGATGCTGCCGACCGGACCCAGACCCGAGGCAGGCTTCGGTATCAGACCGAAGAACTGGAACGCACCTTGCGCGGCGGAATAGATCAGCAACATGATCTGCCCGGTCGCAGCATCTCCGCTCTGCAATGGCGCACCGTTGCCGCGCACTATCGGCACCGGAGCAAGTGCGTTTACCTTGATCTGCGAAGCCCCGGTGATGTCATTGGCAAGTCTCACTTCAATGGTAGTGCCCGCGACCAGCGCCGTGATCGCCGGGACGAAATTTGCGACAAGAGAATTAGGCGTACCGGTATCGTTGACGTATGGAATATTGACAAACGTGTTGGTCGTGCTGCCACCACCAGCGGCACCGCTCGCGTACGGGTTGAACTCCCAATAACCGGCGTCATTCCAGATCGCCTCAAAGATCACGCCAGCCTTGATGTCATCAGCCAGCAATTCTGCACCGCTCGCGTAACGCAGCGCATGACTGTCGCCGTCCACTACCAGCGTCGTCGCCCCCGTATTGTTCACAGCGCCCTTGATGCGCAGCGGCATTCCCGGCGTCATGGTGTTTGCAATCGGCGGGTCGAATTCTACGGCAACGGCATTTGGCGCGCTGTTGACCGCCAGCGCATAATTCATTCGTTGACTACGCATCGCGTACAGGAGCTGCGCAAGACTGGCATCATCCGGCGTCAGCTTCGCAGCTTCGATGGCAGCGACAATTTCGCGCTGCGGATACTCGACTGCTTCCGCCGGGATGATCGAACCTTGCCGACCTAGGCTTGGGTCGCCATTGATGTATGGAGCATCGACATCTTGAACGCCGTACGGTTGATGATATCGCATCTAATTCCCCTTATGGTGTACCTGCCATTGACCCGCCAAGCTGCAGGCTAGAATAGTCAAAAACGATCTGTGTATGTGCTGGCTTGATACGCTCCAGCAGACAAGGCACTTCCCCAGCCATGCCAATAATGAGATGAGGGTCAACACCAGACTCACCGCCAATCGGCCCTGTCCTGAACCAAGTCAACTTAACTTGACCGACTCCAATGGACCAGTAGAATCTCATTTCTGGCGGTCCAAGATACCAGCGCATGTTGCCGGGTACGCCACCAGAAATTGCCTCGTCATACGAAGTATCGCCGACCTTGGACACGCCGCACATATAAGGAGCATATTCCTTGATCTGAATTTCGTAACCGAGCCACGACATAATCTTGACGAAGAATTCACGGCTCTGGCCACCAAGCAACGTCATCTTCAGCATCAGGATACGACGACGATCCGCCAAGGATTGCTGCGTGCCGAAGAAGCAAGGATCAGGCAGACCCCAATTGCGCTCCCAATCCGCAAACATCTCAGTTGACTTGCGCGGATCAGTTTCTATCTCGAGAAGATCAGCAGCACGCCCGTCAACGAAACCCCAATATTCGCACAGACCGGTAAGCGTGCGGACCAGCGTGCTTTGCGGAAAGCGTGGCCACGCCTCACCCTGCGGCAGCAGGGCAAGCACCGCCTCGACGTAGTCCTTGCCCTTGCGACGGACGTGCTTGTCGTAGTCAGTCATAGATAACGCTTCCCAAAATCCCTATATGACCAACAGATTGCATCACGTCATCTTCATTGTTTGCCAGATGAAAGGAAACGACGCTCGTTGTATTCATGATGGCGTAGCTTTTCCATGCCGCAAAAATCGTTTGACCGGGGGCAGCAAGATTGCGCAACATCAAATTAAGGCTTTGCTCAATCTCAGCCCGCACGCTCTCGGTATCCGGGACGAGTTGGTCAATGATGCAGGTTATTTCCTGCTTGACGGGCGCTACCACGAAAGTATCTTTCACCGCGACCGGACGTTTGCCGTTGATGTAAATTTCCACGGCATCAATGTCTTCCTGAGTAGGAATGCCGTCATTGTCGGCGCGCATATCATCCATCATGAAGCGCACCGTCACAGTGCCGATACCCATTTCACTCGCAGCCCACGCCCGAGTTACTCCCGGCACGGCCAGCGCCCACGCCTCATAGTCATAGGCCGCGCCACCCATCGGCGGCTGCTGAATTCTACGCAGCACGCGTTCACGCAATTGCTCGTCAGTTTCATCATTGACACCGCCATCAATGTCAATGACAGGTGCTTCACTGGTGACGCCAATAATGACAGTTTCCATTGACAAAACATCACCGAGGGCCTTGTTGCCTCCGGCACCGGGATTCAATGCTCGCACCATGGCCGTCACGCCAATGTCACCATTCGCAAAGACCTGCTGAGTGGTTTCATATGGCCAGTCATCGCTGCCGGTCAATCGCGTGCCAGCCGGAATGATTGCTCCCTGATCACCAAATATTGTAATACTACCGGAAGCAAAAGTCGCAACCTTGCGTCCGGTGCTGCCGTCAGCATTGACAAGCCAGATGTCTCCGTGACGATCAAGCCATTCATGCTCAGCGGTATCCGGCAAGAACTGCAGCGACAGCCAATCCAGATAGCGCAATGTCAGATGGCAGACAGCGGCCATGGCATCCGCCATGACGCGTAGCACGCTGTTGCCGACAAACGAAGCACGACCAAGACTCGTGGTGACTTCACCGCGAACCATTTCGCGAACTGTGCGCAGCGTTGGTGTTGACCAAGGCAAGGTCTAATCCCCTCTAACTGTTATTTCGTCCCACAGATTCTGGAAACGAAGTTCAATCTTGCGTTCTTCACCACGATAAATAGTTACCAGAACATGGATGCGTTCAATACTGGCTCTCGTTACTTCTATATCAATTCGCGTACAGATACGACGCTCAATCAATGGCTGCAGAGCGACTCGACAATATTGCTCAGCTCGCGCCAGTGTTGAACCTTCCTTTGCTTCTGCCGGTGTGATCTTGCTGCGTTTCAGCAGCCAGAGCTTTGCGCCAATCGGCCAACCGTCCCAGATCGTTTCTGCTTCAAAGTCTCCCCACCAGCCGCAACGATCGGTGCTGTCTGGGTTTGGCAAAATGTCATCAACGTCCGCAAGCGCATAAGTCAGCAAAGCCATCTTGACAATGTTGACCAGTTCCTCAGTCTCATCAAGCGTAGCATCCGGCTTCAACAGCCAGTCTGCCCAGATGCCTTCCAGATTGGTTACATTGATAATGCGAACGTCTGACATTTACGAGCTCAAGGCTACGACATTGCGCTGCATGAAAGCCGGGTGTACCGTCCTATTCTCCTCAATCAATTCATCACTCCTTGATCCAACGCAGTAGATGCGATTGGACAAATATAAAGCAGGCAAATTAGCCGCAAAATTATAATTGACAATTCTCGGCAACTGACGCTCGGTGGCTGACATATGCTGAATCAAGAGAGCCGCCAACCCTACAAAATTTTGGTAATCTCTAGATACAAATGAATCAGCCTTGTTCATTTTTATTTCTTCAATGATCGCTGCTACTTCATCCATAAGCGCAGATGCTTCATTACGACTCTTAAATTCAATCTTGGCAATGATCTGTGATTGCTCAACAAAGGAAAAAATGACAGCCGCGTTCACGATGGCCAGCCCAAGTGGGAAGGCAGGCGTTTCCTTGAACATTGCGCTGCGCACATTGTTCATTGACTTAACAGTTGCACCTGCCATGCGCGCCTGCTCAAAACACGCGAACAAGGCCGTCCCGACTACATGATCAACAATGAGCTGATGGAAATTGCTCAGAAACTTTCCTATGGCGGAACGAAGATTGGCACCTTCATCACCGACAGAGGCAATAGAAAAGCTGACAAGCTCAGCCATCAATCTGGTAGAAATTGCAAGGGCCTCTGCGCGTTCAGATTTTTTCACGGTGTTGCACCTTGATCTATCATAGCGGCCTGATCATTGGCAGTCTGCGCGGCATCCGCCCCGGCAGTCTGTGCCTGATCACCAACATTGACGGCACTATTAGTCTGTGCAGGAGTATTTCCGGGATTGCCTACTTCCACAAAAGTCATTTCAAATGTGCAATAGCCGCCACGCTCCCGTGTCTCCGTCACGTTATAGCGTTCACACAAGCACTTTTTCGGCTCCGCCAAATAAGGGTCCATCAGCGTTGCCCCTTCAGGCGAATCAAGTGCATTCATCAATGCACGTTTACGCGTGTGATAGTCAGGGCCTATGAGATAACCAGTGATCTGATAACGCGTCGCCGCACGCCCCATATCCTCAGCGTATGGAATATCTCGCTTTGGATATTCGTGCAACACCACGCGTCGTCCACCACTGCGCGCCTGCTGCTCAACATGATATTGCACACCGGCAAACGATGCTGGTACCAGTCGCTTGCGCCAAGGCGCAGGGGAGATTTCTTGAATCGTCGCCATTACTTCAGCTTTGCCTCCAAAACCGCCACC